TTCGCCCCTTTTTTTACGTCTTATCACCAGCAGCCAGGAACTCCTGGTGCAGCAGGGCTGCGAAGCAGCCAGGCAGCCAGTCAGGTTTTGCCATCACCAAACAACATTAGGTACTTACAACCAATCTCAAACACCATATCTTGTGCCTTTGCACCCCTACCACCCAGATCGCACCCGTCGGTCTGAGCGTTGCCTTTAGTCTTGAGTTTTAGACATACACAGAGTAAAATATAACTTTTTATGAAAAAGTCTCAAATACCAACNGATGTTCTAAAATACGAATTAAGAAAATTACAAATCAAAGTGGCAGAGGAGTCCCGTTCCTCTTATCTTACTTTTGTAAAAAAAGTTTGGCCTGACTTTATTGCAGGTTCACATCATAAAATTTTTGCACAAAAATTAGAAGATGTTTCACGTGGAAAAATAAAAAGATTAATTGTTAATATGCCACCACGACATACAAAGTCAGAGTTTGCATCTAACCTATTTCCTGCGTGGATGATGGGTAGGAATCCTAAGCTAAAAATTATACAAACAACTCACACAGCAGAACTGTCCTATAACTTTGGTAGAAAGGTTCGTAACCTATTTGACCAACAAGAATTTAAAGATGTATTTCCTGATGTAAGTTTATCACAAGATTCTAAAGCAGCAGGTAGATTTACCACTAATAAAGGGGGCGAGTATTTTGCAGCAGGGGTCGGTGGTGCGATAACAGGGCGTGGTGCTGATTTGTTAATCATTGATGATCCACACTCCGAGCAAGATGCACTCAGCCAAACAGCCATGGACAATGCTTACGAATGGTACACGTCAGGACCTAGACAACGTTTACAACCTGGCGGATCTATTGTGATTGTTATGACAAGGTGGTCTACAAAGGATCTTACAGGAAAATTATTAAATGCACAATCGAACGAAAATGCCGATCAATGGGACGTGGTTGAGTTTCCTGCTGTCATGAATGACAAACCGATGTGGCCTGAGTTTTGGAATATTAAAGAATTAGATGGGGTAAAAGCATCGTTGTCGGAACAAAAGTGGCAAGCTCAATGGATGCAAAAACCAACATCCGAGGAAGGTTCTATTATAAAACGTGAATGGTGGAGAATGTGGCCAAAGGATGACTTACCAGATTTAATGCATGTGATACAAAGTTATGACACAGCGTTTAGTAAACGAGAGACAGCAGACTTTAGTGCCATAACCACATGGGGTGTATTTCAGCCCGAGGAAGACGGCCCACCGCACGTGTTGCTTTTAGCAATGCATAAAGGCAGGCATGACTTTCCTGAATTAAAAAAGATTGCGTTAGAAGAATATCAGTACTGGGAACCCGAAACAATCTTGATCGAAGCGAAAGCTTCTGGTATGCCTTTAACACAGGAGCTACGTCAACTAGGAATTCCTGTAGTTACTTATACGCCCAGTAAGGGCAACGATAAGCACGTTCGTGTAAACTCCGTAGCTCCCATTTTTGAATCAGGGCAGGTATGGGCACCCGACGAACGTTGGGCAGAAGAAGTTATTGAAGAATGCGCCGCTTTCCCTTATGGTGATCATGACGATTTAGTCGATTCAACAACACAAGCGTTGTTGCGTTTCAGGCAAGGAAACTTCATACAATTAGAATCGGATTATAAAGATGATAATTTTGGGATAATTGAACAAAGGCAGTATTACTAATGGATCAATACGAAGACATAGATATTTTTGAAATTGACGAGGCGTTACCCCCATCAAAAGATGTAGTGGATATGGATTCAGGTTTTGACAAATTAGGCAGATTTATGACAACGCCAGGAAATCTTCCCTATCCTGAATTTCTTAGCCCAATGTATAAAGTTATAGCTCAAGGAACCGATAAAGTGTATGATTTTAGTGAACGGCTCAAGGAACTCGGCCCAGTGAACAGACAGATGTTGCCAGGTGGCAACATTATGTACATGATTGGCCAGTATGGTATTGGAGAAAATATTCCAAAAACTTTTGCAAAAGCGGAATTAGGAGAGCCTATTACACCTCTTGAGGGATTAGAAGCTTTTCTTATAGCTTTGGATTTAGGCGGTGTATATGCAGGTGGAAAAGTATTAGCTAAAGGAGCATATAATAATGTTATAAAAATGTTATCGAAAAAAGGTGTGTCAGAAGAAGCTGCCGCTAGTCGTGCAACAAAAGCACTTGTGTCAAATCCTAAATTTATTGATGAGTATGCTGGTGCAAAAAATGTTGAAGAGTTATCCGATGAAGCGAAAGACAAACTTGGCGTAGGAGCTGCTCTTTCTCCTAATGTAAAAACAGGTCAGGACTTATTTGAAGATTTAGGAGGGGAGGTAGATACTGTTACACAAAATTCTTTATTAAATAAATTTAATAAACAAGCACAGCTTGATGAAGTAAAAAAGAAAAGAAAACCTAAAGCGCAAGAGTTTGTTAAGACATTAAACTATGAATATATTTTAAATAATTCTGATCCTTTAAAAAAACAACAGGCTTTAGATGTTTTAGAAAATCATCGAAAAGGTAATTTAAAAAAATTTGAAGCTGAAAAAGAATTAGAAAATATATTTCCTGAAAAAACAGGAATGGTTGGAGATGTTAATTATGCCTTTACTAAATTAAAAGATAACTTTGAAGATGCTAGAAGAAATTCTCCAAAATTTGAAGAAGATATTTTTGATATTTATATTGAACCTAAAGGAGGTAGGAAGCCAACAGCAAAAACTGTAAATCTTACAGATAATTTAATTAAAGCAGCTGATGCTGATACATCCGCAGAACCTTATAGTGTAAAATTTTTAAACGCTTATATTAAACAACTTAATCCAAAAACAAAAAAACCTTCAGATACAAGTTATCCTTTTTATAAAAATGCAGCTAATGCTATATTAGATTTTAAAGGTAGAGATGAAGTACTTGATATTCCTTCATCTACAAAAGGGGGTAAAGGTAAAGTATTTGTAAATGAAGATAATACAAGAACAGTAAGAGAGGGAGCAAGAGGAGGGGATAAGACAGCAAAAGAAATGTTTTTAGAGATACCAGATGGAGAGCTTGTAACAGGTTATCCTGCTCAGTATATGAAACAAAATATTGCAGACGCTTCTGGTCAAAATTACACAAAAGCATTTAATAGTTTAACAAAACAAAATTCATATGTATCCGATAAAATAACAGACATGCGTCAGTTTTTTGAAGAAGATCTTGGTCAATATCATTTTTATGGATTAGATCACGTTCAACCTCTACGATTTGGAGGCAGTAATGCTTCAGATAATTTACGTTTTACAATGGAGGGTCCTCATAGTTCTGTAGATACTCTTACACCTGATAAAACATTATCGGACATTGATGTAAAAAATAAATCAAAAATGGAAGCAGAAATTCATAGCGTAGGTACTGATATAGTAGATAAGTTATATGAAGCTTCTAGGGTTAATAATCCTACGGTAAAAAACAAACTACAACAAGAAGCACAAGAGTTAAGTAAAAAAATTAAAAATATGACAAATTCTTTTTCTGAAACTTATAAAAAAGTAGATTTTCACATAGGGGAACCTTATGTTGCTATAAAAACAGGTAATAAAGCAAAATATATTAAATATTCGGATTATATTGGTGCTAACAATGAAACAAAAAATCTAGTATCAGATTTAATACCTGATCAACTTAACAAACCTAATGCAGGGAAAAGTATAGAAGAACAAGTAGATGAGGTATATACTATCTATGCCGACATGTTTAATCTTGGAGGTCCTATATCAAAAGAGGCTATGCAGCAAATGACAAATTATAATAAAGGAGGAAGTGTTAAAAATTATGCTTACGGTGGCGATGTAACCGAGGACCTCGATATTTTTGAAGCGCCAGAAGATTCTTTACCAGAAGGTTCGTATCAAACAGCCAATCTTATGATACCTTTCTTTAAATTGTTTGGTAAAGCACCACCTCATACAACAGCGCCTATACCAACACCAAAAGAAAAATTAGTAAATCCTACAAAAAAACAAAAAGAAAGTTTGGAAACAGAAACTATAAAAAGATCTACAGAGGATGTATTTGATCCAACCCCAAATGATAGTCTTGGAATTGCTATTGAAAAACCTATTACTGCCACACCAATAACTAAACAACCAATGACATCAGTATTTTATTCTGATGTAGATAGATTGTTATCACGACCTGACACACCTAAGACTTTTAATTCTAAACAAGAATTTTTTGATTTCTTAAATAAAAATAATATTCGTAAATCAGAATCAATGGATTATCGTATTCCTCAGATATTAAAATTATTTGGAGATACTGATCCAATAGATACTGCCACAATCTTGACACAAGTTAGAACAGCTCCAATCAGCGGCATGCGCGTGCATGCAACAGGGCAGGGGTCCGAGCTCATTAATCCTAATGGCGCGGTAAACGTTCGTTACTCAGGATACGCAGAAGATGGTTTTATTGAAGGAAGTCAACGAGAAAGAATATTGTACATGAACCGTGATAAGTTACCAGGTGACTCGGGTGATTATCCGCAATCCATGTTTGGTGGAGAACAAATAAATCGTCATGACTTTCAAATACCGAATGAACAAGATACGTACATTGTCGGTTGGACGCGGCTCACGGACCGTTTTGGTTTTGTACCACCAAAGGTAGAAGGACCACAAACAAAAATAAATGTAAGTAAACTTACAAAAGAAAAAACAAAAAATGAACGAAGTTTGCAAGGTTTATATGCTGAGGCAAAAAGTAAATTAGAACGATTAGCTAATCAACGAGGAATGAGTCAAAATGACATTAATGATTTATTGATTGATTTTGGAGGTGATACTCCTAAACTATCTATTATAGCAAAATATGCAGATCAGTTAGATGAGATAAGCCCAGGTCTAGTTAATCAAATGGATGAGCTCGTTGTAAAAAATAGAGAGTTACAAGAACAGATAACCAAAGGGTCGGGCGTTGATCCGAGTGGCGTGGTTCGTGTCACGTATGCGGATGAAATACAATCAGATATTCTACAAGCAGCAGCTATGCGTAAACAACAACTGGCCGCGGCTCTCCGTAANATACAGGAAGAGGGAAAAGGATCAACAAACTTACAAGGTCTTAACCGTGTAGCAGAGGCAACTATTAATTTCTTTGAAGAAAACAAATCAGTCTTTAGACCCTTAGAAAAATCGCCTGAAGAAATGAAATTATTAAATCAACAGATGGTAAGACTTGATGAAGAGGTAGATAACATTGTTAATAAATATATCGCAACACGGGAACTTGATGATGCAGAGTTAGCTAAACTTGGAACACTGTTGAATGACAACATTGACAAAATGTTAAATGAAGTAATGACAATTGACGGAGCCACCATGTCAGGACTGTTTCCTGACCTACCATTAAAGAACAGAGAAGAGTGGGCAGATGCTTTAATTAAAAAAGATTTATATGAACTAGCATACAGGAAATATGTGTTAAAAGATCCAGACGCATCAGATTACTATGCCACAGCAACTTCTAATCCTGTTATTGAAAGATATGGTTTTAATGGTAATGCCGCTACACCAAAGGAATTACGTGACATTGATAAACAAGAACGTTTTGACATATTTAAAAGAAACGGAGAATTTAAAAGTTCTAAGTACAAAGGTATTGGAATGGACGAGTTTTACGGTGGACCGAATGCGGTTGATGAAAAGGGTAAACACTACACCTCTACGATAGAAAAAATTTTAAAGAAGCAGGCAAAAGAAAATAACTCAGAAGTTATTACCATGCCTGTACAGGTCAAAAAAGGATCAAAAGCACAATACCGAGTTACCGATCAAAATGGGAATATGGTGGCTACTTTAACAAACGAAGATCAAGCGAGAGAATTAATGCGAACAAATCCGAATTACCAAATTAAGCCTATTTCTATTCCTGATAAAAAATCAATGGAGCCAGTTTTCGCTATCAAGATTACTGAAGAAATGTTAGAATCATTTGCAACGCACAAAGCGAAGGGTGGACTTGTGAGCAATATTGATATATTTGAGGTAGCATAATGGCAGTGGAAAGACCAATAGGGGAACCAAATACAGACATTGAAATAGAAGGCGTTACAATTGAAACTCCTGATATGGAGGTAGAAGCAATTGAAATGCAAGAGGACGGCTCTGCTATTGTAAACCCAGAACCAGAAATGACGGATGTACAGTTTGATTCAAACTTAGCAGAATATATTGAAGATGATGAGTTAGGTAAAATATCCAGCACGCTTATCGATGATTACAAAAATGACAAGACATCTCGCGCTGATTGGTACGACGCTTATCGTAAAGGTTTAGATTTATTAGGATTTAAATATCAAGAAAGAACAGAACCCTTTCAAGGAGCAAGTGGTGTAACACATCCTTTGTTATCCGAATCTGTTACACAGTTTCAAGCACAAGCATATAAAGAATTACTCCCTTCAGGAGGACCTGTAAGAACACAGATTATAGGAACGCCTGACACTGAAAAAGAACAACAAGCGGAGAGAGTTCGTGATTTTATGAACTATCAGATTATGCATGTGATGGAAGAGTTTGATCCTGAACTTGATCAAATGCTTTTTTATTTACCGTTGACAGGTTCAACATTTAAGAAGATTTATTTTGACGGAACACTAGGCAGAGCAGTGTCTAAATTTATTCCTGCAGATGATTTAATTGTTCCTTATTTATCTACTGATTTATTATCAGCAGAAAGAGTTACACATGTTCTTCGTCGAACAGAAAATGAAATTAAAAAAATGCAAGTCATTGGTATGTACCGTGATATTGACATACAACCTTTTTATGAAGACTCTCGTATTCAAGAAGCAAAAAACAGAATAGAAGGAACTCAAAATACTAATTACAATAATGATAACTATACGTTATTAGAAATGCATTGTGATTTAGATCTACCTGGTTTTGAAAATCAAGATGGAATAAAACTTCCATATATTATTACAATTGATGAAGGGTCGGGAAAGGTTTTATCTATTTACAGAAACTATGCAGAAGATGATGCTTTTTATAAAAAGAAACAATATTTTGTACATTATAAGTTTTTACCTGGGCTTGGCTTTTATGGCTTTGGTCTTATCCACATGCTCGGGGGTCTCTCCAGAACTGCAACGTCAGCACTTAGACAACTTATTGATGCAGGTACATTGTCCAATCTCCCTGCAGGTTTTAAAGCTAGAGGGCTGCGAGTTAAAGACCAAGATACTCCCCTCCAACCAGGAGAGTTCAGGGATGTAGACGCACCAAGTGGTGATTTACGCGCAGGCTTAATGCCTTTACCTTACAAAGAACCAAGTCAAACATTATTTCAATTATTAGGATTTGTTGTTCAAGCAGGTCAACGTTTTGCTACAATTGCTGATCAAAAGATTGGTGACAGTGTAGCAGCAAATGCACCTGTAGGAACAACCATGGCTCTTATGGAAAGAGGCTCCAGAGTTATGTCCGCTATTCATAAAAGATGTCACTATGCACAAAAGATTGAATTTCAATTATTAGCTAAAGTATTTAAAGAATTTACAGAACCTTTTTATCCGTATGATGTAGGACAAGATATTGTTCCTAGTGTTAAGTCAACAGACTTTGATGATCGTGTTGATATTATGCCTGTTTCTGATCCAAACATTTTTTCTATGTCTCAACGTGTTACGTTGGCACAAACACAATTACAATTAGCACAGACAAATCCTGAAATGCATAACTTATACGAAGCGTATAAAAGAATGTATCAAGCTTTAGGTGTAACAGATATTCAAGCTATTTTACCTGTTCCTCAAACACCTTCTCCAAAAGATCCTGCAATAGAAAACTCTAATGCATTAGCCATGATGACATTAACAGCATTCAGAGGACAGGATCATCAAGCACACATTAGTGCACATAGAAAAACAATGTCCTCAATTCTTGTTAGAGGAAATCCTCAAGTTATGACTGTTTTTCAAACTCATATTTTAGAACATGTATCTATGCTAGCTCGAGAAGAAATTGAAGCAGCAAATGCTGAAACAATACAACAAGAAGCAGCGAAATATGGTGGTGAATTACCTCCAGAACTACAACAACAGTTTCAGCAAGTAATAGAAACACAAGTTGCAGCAAAAATAGATGAGTATTTAACAGAAATGTTGTTAGAAGAGTTAGAAGAAACACAAAGTCAAGGTCAAGATCCGTTAGTCGCGCTTAAAGAACAGGAAATACAGCTTAAAGCAAGAGATATTCAACGAAAAGAGCAGAATGATCAAGGAAGATTAAGTATTGATCAACAAAAATTACAACAAACAGGTGAAATAGCTCAAGATAGAATTGATTCTCAAGAAGATATTGCTCAATTACGTGCAAATGTTAATCTAACTAAAGCAAAAGAACCTAAAAAAATAGATGAGCAACGAAATGTACGTTTTGAAAACTAATATTGTAACTGCTGAGGAAAGATTAGCTAGTTTTTTTGATATGCTAATGAATATTGTGGAAAAATCTTCACAATCTTCTGAAGATAGGTTACTAATAGGAGGAGCAATGATGAGTATAGCTACTCTTCTTTACCATGATGAGCTTGGTAATGCAGATGGTAATACTTTATTTGATAATAACGCTGTAGATTTTATTAAAGTGATAAAACCTACTATACATTAGGAGATAACATGGCATTAAACAATCCAAAACCAAAATTTATAAATGGTTCACTATATCCGAATGCAAAAATGACTGTTTCGAAAGACATGAATCCTTATGCAGGTCCTCATGTAAATAAAACAGCAATTGCAGACGTTTACTCAGCTACAATGGAAGGACCAAAAGTTACACAAAACCTTGGAGCTGGACCAAAAGGACAAAGAAGTAAAGTACAGACTAAAAAAGTACCATTCAAAGGTTTATTTTAGTCTTAAAATAAGATAAATTATTTTTTTAATAAAAAAGGAGGTTCTATGAACTTACTAAAAGATCTATGGGCACACATTAAAGAGTGGTCGGATTGGAAAATGAAAGACTGGATTAAAGCGGCTATCGTTGCAATAATAGTAATTATTGTAATAGGTCAATTAACTGGTGGAGCTGCGTAATGGCTTTTGGCCTACTTTCAGGTTTGTTAGGAGGCAAAGACGGAGCACTTAAACAAGTTGCTTCCGTTATCGATTCAATTCATACTTCAGAAGAAGAGAAATTAGATAAAAAAATTATCATGCAACGCATTCAACAAAAGCTTGCAGAAAAACAATTAGATGTTAATGCAAAGGAAGCCAGCCATCGCAGCATATTTGTTGCTGGCTGGCGACCCTTCATAGGATGGATTGGAGGCCTTGCGTTAATGTTTGAATTCATTCTATCTCCCTGCATAGAATGGTATAGTAAATTTGCAGGACTAAACTTAACGGCTCCTGAAATTCAAACTGGGCCCTTACTAGCCATTGTCACTTCAATGCTCGGCGTAGCTGGCATGAGAAGTTTTGAAAAGGCGAGAGGATTAACTAAATGAAGAAAAAAATGAAAGATTTAAGTGGAGACGGTAAGGTAACAAAAAAAGATGTTCTTATTGGTAGAGGTGTTATTAAAAGACGTATGGGTGGAACTATGGGTGGTGGAATGAATCCAATGGGTCGTTCTAAAGATCCAACTGTAGAGAGTGTAACAGGTTATAATCCAATGAAAAGAAAAAGTGGTGGTATGGCAAAAGGTTCTAGAGAAGGCTCTGTTATTAAAGCTAAAAAAGGAACTCATGTAACTAAAGATGGAAGAACTGCTAAAAAGGGACTTTATTACAACATGAACAAACGCCGCAAAGCAGGCACGAGTAGACCTGGCAAAGGAACTGTTTCTGCAAAAGCTTTAAAACAATCAGCTAAGACTGCTTTTAAACCTAAAAAGAAAACTTAATGCCTTTTCGCTCTAAAAAGCAAAGAGCGTATCTTTATGCCAATGAGCCTAAAATTGCTAAGAGTTGGGCAAAAAAACATGGGAATAAGATTGTCAAAAAGAGCACGGGAGGTTATATAGAGGTTAAACCTAGAGGCTTTGGAAGAATGTTAAAAAACAAAAGACCACAAACAAAAATATATACATGACATACGACGAATTAGCAGACTCAGTAAAATTATCTGAAGGCTTTAGAGATCATGTATACATAGACACCGAAGGATTTCGCACAATAGGCTGGGGTCATAAAGTAGTACACGAAGATAATTTTGAAGATGGCAAGACATATACAAAAGAAGAACTACAAGAAGTATTTGATAAGGATTTAAATAACGCAATAGGTAAAGCTAGAACACTTATGGAAAATAACGGTGTTACTGATTTGCCTACAACTGCTCAACATACCATTACCGAAATGGTATTTCAGCTTGGCCCTACAGGCGTGTCCAAGTTTCGTAACATGTGGAAATGCCTGCAGGAAAGCAATTTTATTGGTGCGAGTTACGAGATGCTTGACTCGAAATGGAATAAACAAACTCCAAATCGCTGTAAAAAATTAGCTGACCAAATGAAATCATGCGAATAGAAAATTTTTTTACTTATTACAAAAAAGAATTAATTGCTAGACAAACAGCAATAGAACAGGCTATATTACAAGGCGTTCCAGATTGGAACGAATATAGGTATTTAACGGGTAAGTTACATGCCTTACAACAAGAAGTACAGGAACTCACGGACCTGCTAAAAAAACAGGAGCTATCAGATGAATAAGACAGCAAGTAAACTTATTATGCCAAAACACATTTGGGATGGTAAGAAGAAAGAGAAACAAAAGAAAGACATAGAAAAAGTACCTCAGCCAACAGGATATCGTCTTGTTTTGTTTCCTTTAAAATTAGAAGGTAAAACAGCAGGAGGCGTTCTTCTTACAGATACTGCTATTGAACAAGCTTCGATTGCTACTAACATTTGTAAAGTTATTGCCGTAGGACCTGATGCTTACATGGATAAAGATAAGTTTCCTAATGGTGCATGGTGCAAAAAAGACGATTGGATTATCATTACAAAATATGCAGGAGCTAGACTGAGCATTGATGGTGGTGAACTTCGTATAATCAACGACGATGAAGTACTGGCAGTTGTCGAAGATCCAAGAGATATTTTGCCAGCTAATTTAATGTAACATGGAGAACTCTATGCAAGAAGTACAAACAAATAAAGCAGAAAAAATGGTTCCGATAGATACATCAGGACAATCAGTAGATATAGAACTTAAAGAAGATAAAGTTGATGCCGTTAAGGAAAGTTCAACAGAAAATCCTGTTGTAGAAATTCAAGAAGATATAACAGAAAATCCTGTTGTAGAAACAAAAGAAGAAGAGTTAGAAGAATATAGCACTGGTGTAAAAAAACGTATTGATAAATTAACAAAGAAAATGCGTGAAGCAGAGAGACGAGAACAGGCTGCTATTGACTATGCACAAAAAATACAACAAGAAAATAAAACTTTAAAGTCCTTTTCAACTGTAACCTCTAAAGAAAGGATTGCTTCTGATGAAGAACGTCTAACGTCTAATGAAAGTTTGTTAAAAGCTTCTCTTCAACAGGCAGTAGAGAATAGTGATGTTGAAAAACAAGTTCTTGCTCAACAAGAGTTAGCAAAATTAGTTATTGAACAAGAAAGATTAAAAATAAGAAAACAAAAACAAGCTCAAGCTGATGCTGTTAAAGAGGAACCTGAAAATGAACAACCATGGGCACCTCAAGAAACAC